GCCGGCTTGTAGAAATCAGTTTTCGTTGAAGTGTCGTCTAAGGGGCACCGGATCCCGACTTAGACTACGCCCTGTAAGGCGCTGTGAATGGACTCTCTTACGAGAGAAAAACGCGTAATTGCACCACTCACCATTTGAAACGATATGGCAGCTCGGGACACCTCACCTGCGCTTACCATAACGCCACGCTACATTATTTTTTCCTAGCCAGGTTAACCTGATCATAGGGCCTGGGTGGCCAATGCGGCCCAGGACTTGTTTTCTGGAGTAGAAGGGAAATAGCTGAGGAGGGGCGTTTGCTAACACGCCACCGGTGACTAACCGGCCCTGCCTAAAGGTACTTTCTGAGCATTTCTGCGGAGCCACCGCGTCGTCAGTACCTTTAACACGTGTGTTTATTTATTTCATGCTTTCTCACTTTTTCTTTTTGTCTTTCTTTGGCTTTGGTGGTGGCATCTTTACCTTCACTTTCTTTTCCTTGGGTTTCTTAACTTTCGGCTTGGGCATTGCTGCCTGTAGCGTACTCGGTTTCGGCGTCACGTAACGCGCGTAGGCCTTGGCCGCCATGGTTGCACCACCATACACAGCAGCTCCGATAGCCGTCTTGTCCAAATAAGGTTTTACGGTCTTCAACGCGCTAGTAACATATCCCAAAATCTTCTGGTGGTTAATGTTATCAAAGAAACATCCCGTCTCAAGCAATACCAACTGCGCCTGATGCGCCTGTTCAAGTGACATTGCTGAGATACCAACTGGCCAGAGAACTGACGAATTCCGAAACTCCACATGCCAATCCAAATTAACAGCAAGAGCTGTACCCCCGTCCGGATCTGAGAACTGAAAACAGTTCACCATCGAATTCCTTCCCAAATGCAAAATCGGGAAACTAGGCGTAAGGGCAATGAAAACGGGCAGCTTCGTATGGATATCGTTTGAAAACTCCTCCACGTTTGTACTTAACGGGGTGTATGTGTAAAATCCTCCTTCCAAGCCATAGAAATACTTCTCCATTGGTGTGAGATTGGAATACTCAATTGGGCCCACATCGAACACATTCTGAACCTGAGGATTAAACCTCCCGGCCATAATCGTACCCTCCTTGTTCAAAGCTTTAGTCACGTTTGTGAATAAAGCAGCACACGCAGTTGTGCGTGTGTTACTAAAGGGTACAATAGATATGTCCTGCGCTGGGGCGGTTAATGTGGGCAGCATAACAGTTGCGTCTGCCAAAGGGTTGAAATCAGTCAAAAGGACGTTAACCGAGCCTGTAAGGCCCGGTGTGCCCGTTACACCTATCGCTCCATTATGGCTCACGGCGAACACACTAATTGGGGTAGCTGCTGAACCAAAACAATCCAAGCGAGTTGGCGCAATAAAGCACGTTTCGTTGACTGTATAGATAGCATACCACCCGTAAGCTGAACTGGTTGCGTTAACCGTAACCTGCTGAATGCCCCCGCCGTAATTGGTAATGCGCAGTGTGAGTCTAGCGGTGTTACCGCCAACTGCTGACCCACGGATTAAGAACTCAACCTGACAACGTTTTGCCACATAGATAGCTGGTAGTGAGTCTAGCTCTCCCATTGGGCATGGCCCCGGAAAATCTGCTGACCCGCTAATTGAACAGCCGTCCACAGGACCAAAATTGCCAGCCGTTACAAGATAAGGCGCCAAACCTACGTCAAAGTCCCCGTGATTACCTCCTGCAAGGCTCCACACAGCGGACCAGGCGTACTTTACACCTATGTCTGATTCTAACCACAACGGCATTGTCGAATGTCTGAACAATATGCCACGGCGACCAGCTGCAGGGACATTGATAGTAGTGGTGGCGTTCAATGCCAACACACTTGTGCGCTCCACAGCCGGATACGTGGGCAAACGAACAGGACCTTGATCCGCAGGCAGGCAAATTGATTTGCACACTTGGGGTAATGTCTTGAGTTCCAAAAAGCCTGTACGCGGGCCTGTCATTTTGCATGAACTGTTGTCTCGTGTGTGTGTTTGGCTAGCACATGCTACTACGTACATTCAACATTTATTTAAGACCGGCTCCAGTCCGGATGCTTTATTTTCAAGCGCCACACCTGCGCTAACTCTCCTCGGCATAAATGCGATCGAGGATGAAGCTGTTCAGATTCACCAACACACTGGGGACCAAATCCAGTTGCCGGACAAATCTGTCCAAATCTTCTCGGGACACACGGTAATCCACGCAAAACTCTGCGATACTCCGCTCGTTTATGTCCCCACCCGATACGGCTCCCTTAAAGGGCGAATAATCATGGTTAACCGCGGTAGCGTCTCCCAAGATCGTAGGGCCATACGTCCTGTCCAACAACCAGCGACATATGTGTGATACCACAGGCAACGACCTCGCCTGCTGTAACAATTGGGTAGCAATACCCCTCGCCCAAGCCATCGGGTGTAATGGGCAATCGATCTGCCAGAAAATGCCGCGCAACCTTCGCGCCGGTTCTGGTGCCCACTCATACTCTTTCCCATTCCAAACTGGGCGCTGGGCAAGATAAGTCGCCATGCGCCACCTGTTAGGCGGTACTATTGAGCACTTCACGTTAAAACCGAAAAAGGACCACGCCTCACAGTAGCGTTTCTTAAATTCCGGCGAGCTCGTGGATACCCCGGAAATTTCCGTGGGAACTCTTGTTAATCCATCATCTCCCGCAGCGGACGTAAAAATCAACGCCGCGACTTCCTCGTACCTATCAGCAACCATCCTCACTGATAAAGAAGGTAGACACCAAATCGCATGTACGATGGCTAGGACGCGTAGCGGCAGGCATGGACTTGTATTCTTATAAGATGTGTCCGGCACTCCACTACCGTTCACGTCCATTACATACAC